TAAAAATAATCAAGGAGCCGGAGGTTAGCGTCCAAGCTTACGCTCGTGGTACTCAGATCACTGCTCAAGACCTCGACGACGAAGACTTCACCTTGGTTGTTGACCAAGCTAACTACTACGCCTTCAAAATCGACGACATTGAAGCTGCTCACTCGCACGTGAACTTCATGCAGATGGCATCGGACCGCGCTGCCTATCGTCTGCGTGACAACTACGACCAAGACGTTCTGGCTTACTTGGCTGGCTACGCTCAGTCGGCTAAGCATGCTGTTGGCGACACTGCCCGTACCACTGCTCCCGGCACTAAGGCTATCGCCTCCGCTGGTTCTGACGAACTGTTGTCTACCATGAAGCTGAGCCGTCCCAACTTCGGCAACCTGACTAGCGCTGGTTCTGCTGGTGACTCCATCCCTCTCGCTCCACGTTTCCCCGGCGCTACTGGCGCTTCCACTACCACTGTGTCGCCTCTGACCGTGATTGCCCGTATGGGTCGTCTGTTGGATCAGCAGTTCGTTGACACTCAAGGTCGTTGGTTGGTCGTTGACCCCGTGTTCGTTGAGATGTTGAAGGACGAAGACAGCCGCCTGTTGAATGGTGACTTCGGTGGTTCCGGTCTGCAAAACGGCCTGATCCTGAACAACCTGCACGGCTTCCGTATCTATGTGTCGAACAACACACCTAAGATCGGTACTGGCCCCGGTACTTCTGGTACTTCTGCTCAGGCTACCAACTTCGGCGTGATCGTTGCTGGTCATGACTCTGCTGTGGCAACTGCTCAACAGTTGACAAAGACTGAGACATATCGTGACCCCGACAGCTTCGCCGACATCGTGCGCGGTATGCACCTGTATGGTCGTAAGATCTTGCGTCCTGAAGGCATCGTGACTGCCAAGTACAACGTGGCCTGATGAAACAGGGGAGGCTCAAAAGGCTTCCCCGTTTATATATTTACACATAAAGGAAATTTAAAATGGCTACCATTACAACTCTTGCCGCTGGCGCTACCGCTGGTCGCACTGCTGGCTCCGTGCCTTATCTGGTTGATAAGTTTATCGACTTCGCTGCTGCTGCAACTGCTAAAGGTTCTGCCTTGGCTGCTGCTGACGTTATCGAATGCATCTCCGTTCCCGTTAACACCGTCATCTTGAATGCTGGTATCGAAATCACCACCGTCCTCGCTGGTGAGTCGAACGACACCACTTTCGACTTGGGTGTTACTGGTGTTGACGCTGACGTGTTTGTTGACGGTTTTGACGCTGACGCTGCTGCCGCTGGTGCTTATGCACAAAACGCTGCTGCTTTCCAGCCTGTCGTGATTGGCGCTACTGCTGACACTATCGACTTGTTGATTGCCACTGCTACCACTGCACCTACTTCTGGTGTTGCTCGTGTGTGGGCTGTGTTGATGAACGTTGATGGTCGTATCGGCGCTGACGAAGTTGACCGCGATCAACTGGCTTAATCGCTCGTAACTCATGGGGTGGGTCGTCAAAGGCTCACCCCTTTCTTGCTTATAACTATGTCAACATATATTTCCCTAACAAATGAATTGCTGCGTAGAATGGGTGAAGTCACTATGGACTCTACCGATTTTGACAATGCTAGAAACGTCCAAGCTCTAGCCAAAATCGCTATCAACTCATCTGTTAGAGAATTGATGCATTCGGCTCAGGAGTGGCCTTTTGCTTTGATGACTAACACACAGACTCTTGCCACAGATGGCACAGCCACTTACGCCTTCCCTTCAGACTTCTCTAGCGTTGATTGGGAATCGTTCTATCTAAAACAACTTACAGCAGCTAACAATCAACCTAAACGATTGCCTGTGTTGACTTACACGCAATACCTTGACGAGCGTAGGCCCATCGAAGACCAAACAGGTGCTGGAGGCTATGCTGCTCCTGAAGCTGTCTATCAAACACAAGATGGCTTGTTCGGTGTGACTCCAAAGTCTGATCAGGCTTACGAGATTGAATACAAGTATTGGAAGTTCCCTGTTGACTTGGTTGTTGCCAATGACGCATGCATCGTACCTTCCCGATTTGATAGCGTTGTAATTGATGGTGCTATGACTTACATGATGTTGTATCGCTCTAACGAACAGAGCGCTGCCATTCATCGTGACAAGTTTGAGAATGGTATCAAGACAATGCGCCGTCTATTGATGGATGAACCTCTCACTATGCGCTCGACAATGATTGTCAACGCATTGTCTTCACCGCGAGTGATGTAATGGCAGATCGCATTAATGGATACAAGGTCATCGCTATTGGTGGCCTTAACACAAACAAGGATGTGTTGACACAGGGTGAGAACGAACCCGGTTCTGCCTATTCTTTAATCAACTACGAGCCATCGACAACTGGTGGTTATCGTCGCATCAGCGGCTACTCCAACGACTATGGCACTGTACCCGGTACTGGTTCTGTGTTGGGTGTAATGGTTGCTGAAAGCTTGAACGATAACATCTTTGCTTGCCGTGCTCCTGCTTCTGGTACTGCCTACTTTCATAGGTGGGTGGCGTCTACATCGTCTTGGTCAGCCATTACCACTCCCGGTAGTGTGACAATGGCAGGTGTGAAGAAGGTAAGGTTTATCAAGTACAACTGGGTTGCTTCTAAGATTTTGTTGACTGATGGTATCAATCCTGCCGCTGTATATAACGGCACTACCTATACACAGATTACACACGCTAACGCTCCAAACTCTCCTAAGTATTCTGCCAACTATAAAAACCACATCTTCCTTGCTGGTGATCCTTCCGATCCTTTCAATCTCTACTTCTCTGCACCACTGAACGAAACAGATTTCAGTCCAGCCGCTGGCGCAGGTGTCATCAACGTAGGCTTTGAGATTGTACAGATTAAGCAGTTCCGTGATGTGTTGTACATCTTCGGTAAGAATACTATCAAGAGTTTGACAGGTACAAACATTGCAGACTTTGTTGTTTCTGAAGTGACCACCAACTTGGGTTGTGTTGTTCCTGACAGTGTCATCGAGATTGGTGGTAGTTTGTTGTTCCTTGGACCAGATGGATTTAGACCCATTGCAGGTACAGCCAACATCGGTGACGTTCAATTGGAGACAGTGTCTAAAAGGATTCAGTTCACAATCAATGCCATCTTACAGGATGTTATTGCCGAAGACATTGATGTTGAAACGCTATCGAGTGTTGTCATTCGTAAGAAGTCTCAGTTCAGATTGTTCATTCCCGCAGAAGGTAATTTCAGCTTGCTAGGTGGATTGCGTGAAAGCGCTAACGGTATTGGGTTTGAGTTTGGTCAACTGTTTGGTATTCCTGCAACATGCGCTTCCAGCGGTTACATCGGCACTGCTGAGTTTGTCATTCACGGGGATGCTACAGGTAAGGTGCATGCTCAAGAAAGCGGATCATCATTTAACGGTGAGCCTATATTGTCTATCTATCAGACTCCCTACTTCTACTTCCAAGACCCCACCATTCGTAAGAACTTCTACAGCGTCACCACTTTCTTGCGTGGTGAAGGTGCAAGCAACATTGCTCTGGCTGTCTCTTATGACTTTGATGACTCTGTTGGTGTGTTCAATCCAGCCAACTATGCTATAACAACGGCAGGTGCAGCAGCCTATTACAACGAAGCTGTGTACGATGCTAATGCGATTTTCGATGGTAATCCATCACCAGTGGAGAAGACTAACATTTCTGGTTCTGCTTTCTCTATCGCTTTCAAATACGTGACTAACGATACCAATGCTAGTCACACAATTCAGGGCTTGGTCCTGAACTATGCAACTAATGACAGGAGATAATCTTGGCTGGATATGTAAGACAATCTGCTGCTGACATCGTACCAACCGCTGTTGTACGTGCAGCGCCAATCAACAACGAATTGAACGCTCTTCGTGATGCGTTCGCACAAGCATCAGGTCACAAGCATGATGGCACAGCCGCTGAAGGACATTACATTCCTGTCATTGGTGATGCTGATGCTAAGAACAAGGTTGCTGTAGACACAGTGAATAACCGAGTTGGTGTGTTCGTTGAAGTTAGTACAGTTTCTACCGAGCAAGTTCGTTTCCAAGACGGTGCTATTGTGCCTGTCACAGACAACGACATTGACCTCGGCACTAGCTCCCTAGAATTCAAAGACCTGTACATTGATGGTGTAGCAAACATTGATAGCTTGATTGCTGACACTGCTGACATCAATGCAGGCACAATTGACAACACTGTTGTTGGAGCTACAACACCTGCTGCTGCCACTGTTACTAACCTGACGGTCAATACCGCTGCTGTCATTGCCTCTGCTGACATTAACGCTGGTACTATTGATGGCGCTGTCATTGGTGGCTCTTCTGCACAGGCCATTACAGGCACTACAGTTACAGCCACTACAGGCTTTGTTGGTGGTTTGACAGGTGCTGTCACTGGTAACGTCACAGGTAATCTTACTGGCAACGTCACAGGTAACGTCACAGGTAACGTCACAGGTAACATCACAGCATCGTCTGGTACATCAACATTTAGTGATGTTGTTATCAACGGTGGCTTGAACATGAATGCTGGCACTTCTGCCACCATCACCAACCTCACTGCACCTACCAATGCTGGCGATGCTGCCACCAAAGGGTATGTTGACACTTCTATTTCTGCATTGCTTGACAGCGCTCCCGGTGCTCTCGATACATTGAATGAGTTGGCTGCTGCATTGGGTGATGATCCCAACTTCGCTACCACTGTCACTAACGAAATTGCTACAAAAGTGAGCAAGTCTGGTGACACTATGAGTGGTGTGCTGGCAATGGGAACTAACAAGATTACAGGTGTTGGTGATCCTACAGCCAACCAAGACGCTGCCACTAAGAAGTATGTTGATGACCAAGATGCTTTGAAGCTGTCATTGACTGGTGGCACTATGTCTGGTGCTGTTGCTATGGGCAACAGCAAGATTACAGGATTGGCTACACCAACTGACAATGCTGATGCTACAACCAAGTTGTATGTTGATGGTATTTTGGGTAGTGCTACATCGGCTGCAACGTCTGCTGCGGCTGCTGCTGTGTCGGCTAGTAATGCTGCGACAAGCGCAAGTAATGCATCAACTTCTGAGAGCAATGCTGCCTCTAGCGCCAACGCTGCTGCTGCTAGTTATGACAGCTTTGATGATCGTTATCTTGGTAGCAAAACATCAAACCCTTCAGTGGACAATGATGGTAATGCGTTGTTGACTGGTGCTTTGTATTTCAATAGCACTGCTGGTGAGATGCGAGTGTGGAATGGTAGCGCTTGGGTTGCTGCTTACTTGCCTGCTGCTGGTTATGCTACGCTGACTGGTGCTGAGACTTTAACAAACAAAACCATCAGTGCCGACGACAACACTCTTTCCGGTATTGCTGCTAGTAGCTTTGTGTTGTCAAACGCTAGTGGAAACATTGACGGTGCTGCTGCTCAGAAGGCTATTCCTTCCGGTGTTGTTGTTGGTACTACTGATTCGCAGACGCTGACAAACAAGACTATCAACGGCAGCGATAACACCATCACCAACGTCAGCTTGACTGCTGGTGTAACAGGTACGTTGCCTGTAGCAAACGGCGGCACAGGCGCAACAACTTTGGCTGGAGCCAACATCCCTGTCGTCAACGTAGCCAACACATTTACTGGAACACAAACCTTTAGCGGCACCTCCAGCACATTGGCTGTTGTCCTGAACGATGCAGCCGAAGTTGCAACCGTCTCGGCCACAGCAGCCACTGGCACGATTGCCTACGACATCACCACTCAGTCGGTGCTGTTCTACACCTCCAACGCATCAGCGAACTGGACGGTGAACTTCAGGGCTTCCAGCGGCACATCGCTGAACACTGCACTGGCAACAGGTCAATCGGTCACGGTGGCTTTCTTGGTCACTCAAGGCGCTACGGCCTATTACAACAACGCAGTGCAAGTGGACGGTACAACCTCTGGAGTCACTACACGCTGGCTTGGTGGTGCGCCTGCTGCGGGTAACGCAAGTGGCATCGACAGCTATAGGTACTTAATTATTAAAACAGGCAGTGCCACCTACACAGTGCTGGCCTCTGTCACTCAGTTCAAGGCATGATGAACTCCTACGTTTACACGCTGGTTGACCCTCGCAATAGCTTGCCCTTTTATGTGGGCAAGGGAAGCGGGGAGCGATGCAACGCCCATGTTGTAGAAGCAAAATACTACGTTAAACGTAAATCGCCAAAGCTCAACAAGATTCGTAAACTGATGCGTCTTGGTATGGAGCCGATTGTCATTAAGTTGGAAGAAAATGTTTCTGACAAACAGGCGCTTGACCTTGAGTGTTTGCTGATCGCTGAGATGCGTGACTTGGGCTTTAAGCTGACCAACATGACCGATGGTGGTGATGGCGCTCAAGGCTACAAGCACACCGAAGAGTACAAGCAGATGATGAGCCAAAGATTTAAAGGCCGCATCATTACTGAAGAGCATCGCCAAAAGATGTGTAAGCCTAAGTCTGAACAAGGCCGGAAGAACATTGCTTTGGCACGGCTTCAAATGGATTACAGGCCGACTGATGAGCACAAGCGAAAAACGTCAGAAGCGCTTAAGGGCAGACCAAGCCCCATGACGGGACGCACCCACACCGATGATGCCCGTGCAAAAATGAGCGCTATTGGTACAGGTCGCCCAAAGCCAAAAGTTGAATGCCCACATTGCCAGAAAGCAGTGGCCGTAAACACAGCCAAGCGTTGGCACTTTGATAACTGCAAGGACAAGGAATAAAGATGCCTTTACAAGCTACCAGTGGAGCCGCGTCTTATGACGCCTTTGGAGGGGGAGTGCCTTTCGTGCCTACGTATATAGAAGACGTCATGTCAGTTTGGCTGTACACAGGCAACGGCTCTACTCAGACAATCACTAACGGGATTGATCTGGCGGGTAAGGGTGGCGCTGTGTTTGCCAAATCTCGCACAAATGCGTCTGGGTTTCCATCATGGTTTGACACTAACAGAGGTGCGCTTAAAAGATTGCAGTCTAGTTCTACCTTGCAAGAAGGTACAGTAGCCAACTCTTTAACAGCTTTTAATTCTGATGGATTTTCTGTCGGAAGCGTTTTAAGCGCATCTAGCGAAAATTTTGTTGGATGGACCTTCCGCAAGCAGCCGAAATTCTTTGATGTGGTGACGTATACGGGGGATGGTGCAAGCAGTCGAAATATTGCACATAATCTTGGTTCTGTGCCCGGCTGTTTTATTGTTAAAGAAACTAATTACTCTGGTACAAACTGGCGCGTCTATCACCGAAGTTTGGGCAACACCAACGAGGTTTATCTAAACACAACTGCCGCATCTACAGCCACCACCTCTTGGGCAAGCACCACTCCAACATCCGCCGTATTTACCGTGGGTGTTTCCGGCGGGGCTGGCCCTAACGATAGCGGCTCAAACTATGTTGCCTACCTATTCGCCCATGACGCAGGAGGCTTTGGCCTGACGGGTACGGACAATGTGATTTCGTGTGGCGGCACTGCATTAAATGCAAGTGGTTTTGCCACTGTTAGTCTTGGGTACGAGCCTCAATTTGTAATGATAAAAAGCACGGAGTTTGCTGGCGATTGGGCAATTTACGACACCATGCGTGGTGCTGTGGCTCTAAAAAGCTCTGATCTTTTTTCTGCGTTTAGTGCTCAAAAGTTGCTTGCAAACAGTAGTGCAGCAGAATCCACCGCAACTGATTACGCAATAGCGCCTAACGCAACAGGATTTACATTATCCGCAACTGGATATGCTGGCGCTGCATTTGACAACTTCATCTACATCGCCATACGCCGTGGCCCGATGAAAGTGCCGACAACGGGGACGAGTGTGTTTAAGTCTATTGCCAGAACTGGTACTGGTGTTGTTGCACAGGTTACAGGAGTTGGATTTTCGCCGGATTTGTATGTTGTACGAAACACATACGGAATTGCAGAATTGGGGGCTTGTTTTATAGATCGTTTGCGTGGTAATCCATATTTAAATTCCTCCGATACAGGGGCTAGTGCTGCGTCACCTGAATTTACGTCACTAGATATGAATGGTGTAACTTTGGCCGCCCAAAGTAACGGCATGGCAAACTACCAATACGCAGATGGCGTAAGGTACATAAATTATTTCTTTAAACGAGCCCCCGGCTTCTTTGATGTGGTTTGCTATACGGGGACGGGTTCTGCTACAACTTTTAGCCATAGCCTACAAGCAGTCCCAGAACTAATGATAGTGAAAAGCAGAAACAATGCTTCAGATTGGCTTGTATATAACGCACCTGATGGCCCATCAAAAACAATGTTTTTAAATGAAACGTATGCGGCAGGGACTAACAACAGTAGATGGAACAACACAACGCCAACATCTTCTGTTTTTTCAGTAGGTACAGGCGAAACAAACCAATCTGGTTGGACTTACGTCAATTACCTCTTTGCCACCTGCCCCGGCGTAAGCAAGGTTGGTAGCTACACAGGCACTGGTACAACACAGATTATCAACTGCGGCTTCACTGGTGGTGCAAGGTTTGTGCTTATCAAGCGCACCGACTCTACTGGTGATTGGTACGTATGGGACTCTGCCCGTGGCATCGTGGCTGGCAACGACCCATATCTGCTGCTCAACAGCACAGCCGCTGAAGTGACATCGACTGACTACATCGACACAGCCTCAACAGGCTTTGAGATCAGCAGCACAGCGCCAGCGGCAATCAATGCCAGCGGTGGTAGCTTCATCTTCTTGGCAATCGCATAAGGAACAATCATGCAAATTCGACACAGACAAACAGGCGCAGTAATGTACGAGGCAGAGTTTCGTGCATACCAGCAAGCCAATGGTGGCCCTACATGGGGTCAGACCACAGAAGAGATCCTCGACAGCTTGGGTGCTGATGTGGTCTTTGAAGGCCCACAAGCATCAGGCGGCACGGTCTACCAATACAGCCAAGCTGCTGGTGTTGAGCAGATTGAAGGCAAGTGGTACACCAAGCACATCCTTGGCCCTGTCTTCACCGACCGACCAGCAACCGAGACTGAACCAGCCAAAACCGCTGCCGAGCAGGAAGCTGAGTACAAGGCCATGAAGGACGCTGAACAGGCTAAGTCTGTACGCACACAGCGTGGCGAAAAGCTCAAGGACAGCGATTGGACTCAGGTAGCTGATGCTCCTGTGGACAAAGCTGCATGGGCTACCTATCGCCAAGCATTGCGTGATGTAACTGGTCAACAGGGTTTCCCTTGGACTATTGAGTGGCCTACACAGCCTTAATATTTTGACAGAGCAGTACCATGACAACCATCAACGCAACCGAAGCACGACTGAGTACCCACGAAGAGGTCTGTGCGTTTCGTTATGAACAAATCAACTCAAGGCTTAAACGTCTTGAGAGCATCATCATCAATGTAGCTGGCCTCATGATTATGTCTATGGCTGGTGTAATCTTCAGTGCTATGTGGCTGGTTAAATGATTGTGAAGGATTAGCATGCTGGCAGAACTAGCTGTAGCCAATGCTGCCTTTGCTGTCATTAAAGAAACAGTTAGCAACGGTGGAGACATCTTTGCTGCTGGTCAGTCTCTATTCAAATACTTTGATAGCAAGTCTGCAATACAACGCAAGGTTAATGAAGGCGGTAAGAGTGCATTAGAAGAATTCGCAGCGCTTGAGCAGTTAAAGATACAAGAGGCTGAGTTGAAACGTATGATGGTTTATCACGGGCGTGGTGGACTATGGGACGATTGGCTTAAGTTTCAAGCTGAAGCGGCACGTAAGCGTGAGTCAGACAAGAGAGTTGAGTCGCTGCGAAAGATAAAGAAGGCTGAGAAGATTGCTAACATTTTCTGGAGTATATGCTTAGCCGTTGTGCTGGCTTTATGCATCTACTCTAGTGTCATGATGTATGGTGTTATTAAGGACGGAGTATGACTAAACAACTACAAGAACACTCCGCTTATAATCAGTTTGATATGAACCATGATGGTGTTGTAACAGACGAAGAACTTGATCGCAGTGAGAAGATGTTGCAGATTGACAACATGGATAAGCTTGCTGATCAACAACGCATTATGGCGTGGATGGCATTGTTTCTTCCGTTCGTCCTTATCATCTACTTAGCATCAGGGTTTGTAGAGCCAGCAAAGGTGACGATGATAATGAGCTTGGTTGCTACATTCTCTGCATCAATGGGTACAGTTGTTGTTGCATTCATGGCTGCAACAGCATACGTTCGTGGTAAGATGTCGGATGCGCCTAAGCATATGCCTCATCAACCTATGAATCGTCCTCTTCCACCACCACCTATGCCTCGTCAACAAGGACCAATGCTATGACCTACATCACCGCCGCTATAGCTGTTGCCGCCTTTGTTGGTGGCTTTGCTGTTCAAGGCTGGCGCATGGATTCAAAGCTTGCTGAGATTGAAACAGCCAATGCTGCTGCTGTAGTTGTTGCCACTGCTCAAGTTGCAGAAGAAGCTAAACGCTTACAAGGACAGAAAGATGATGCTCTCAAAGTTGCTCAACAACAAATTCGCAAGAACGCTCTTGCTGCCGATGCTGCTCGTATTGAGCTTCACAGGGTGCGCGTCGAAGCCAACCGTGCCACCGCCGCCATTGCTACAGCTACCTGCCCCGCCGTTAGAGACTACGCCACAACCTCAACGTCCGTATTCGGAGAGTGTACAGTTGCTCTTGAAGAAATGGCAAGACTCGCTGACGGACACGCAGTTGATGCAAAAGCCTTGAGAGATGCTTGGCCTACAAATAAGGAAACAAAATGACAATGCTGACTAACAACTTCTCTTTGCATGAGATGATTAAGAGCGAGACAGCTTCACGTAAAGACATGGACAACTATCCTCACAGCGATGAAGTCATTCAAAACTTGACAACATTATGTGAGCAGGTGTTGCAGCCTTTGCGTGATGCTTATGGTATTGGTATTAAAGTTAATAGTGGCTATCGCAGCCCTGACGTTAATGCTGCTGTTGGTGGTAGCCGCACTAGCGATCATTGCAAAGGGCAAGCTGCTGACATTGAGATTCCCGGTGTAGCTAATGCAGACCTTGCACAGTACATTGCAGACAACTTTGACTATACACAATTGATTCTTGAGTTTTATACACAAGGTATTCCCGACAGTGGTTGGGTACATGTTTCATACGATATTAACAATTTGAAAAAACAAGTGATGACAGCAGTTCGACAAAATGGTAGAACTGTATATCTCCAAGGTTTGGTAGCTTAAAAAGGTAAGACATGGCTGAAAATTTCACAGCAAAACAAAAAGAGATCGTAGCCCGTAAGCTTGGCTATGACGGCCCTATGCAGGGCTTTGACGACTTCCTCAATAGCTCACCAGCATTGGGTATGAAGTATGCCACCATCACGGACAAGTTCGCTACACGTATGGCGAAGGGCGGTGTTGTCGCTAAGGCTCCTGTAAAGAAGTATCAGGAAGGTGGTGCTGTTACAGGTGGTGCAACTCGTGAACAAGTGTTGGCTGCGTACCAAGCAAACCCTAAAGCTGAATCAAACCCTAATGAAGAAGCCGTCAACTATTGGATGAACACTGGGTTGAACTCTTTCAATGCAACCGTTGATAGCGCTCGTGCTGAGAATCCTGCATTGGCTGCTTCGATTGATGCGGCTCGTGGTAATGCTACAACAGGTGGTATTACAGGTGGTGGCACTACTGCTGCTGATCCAGTGACAGGCGCTCCCGGTACACCGACAGCAACAGGTTACACAGCGGCACAGACAGCAACACCAACTGTTACCACGGCACAACAAGCT